TATCTGTACAGCTTCGCCATTACGTACAACAAACGCTGCAGTAGCTCCCATTGAGGCCGCACCTAGGTCAGCACGACACGGATACTTAGTAAGTAAACGTATCACGGCTGTACGTGGTGTTAATGCACTCGATGCATTTATACCATACTGTGATCTGTCTGTGAGTATTAATATGTCATCATTGATTTGTGAAGCGGTTATAAAGGCTCCACCTTCACTTACGCCTGCGCTAATATCAATACGGTCAGAGTCTAGTAATACTACAGCTGAGTCTTTCCATAAGTTGAATTGTTTGTTTGTCTGTGAGAAGATGACAGAACCTGACGTTACTAATGCAAGTCTATTCTGTACATAGAAACAATCTATGATCTTTTTATTCTCATTAACTTGATCGATGTTACCTTCACTTATGAACGACGGGGCTTTATTGTTCTCGTCGTTACCCACCAAACGTTTAGTAAATAATGTAGTGCCATTACTCCATGTGTTACCGTCACGTGTTAATGTTATAGGCATGTCACGTAAGGTATTAGCTAAACCATTCTCATATGTTTCTACCCATGTACCATCGCTTGTAAGCTCTGTACCGTTGTTATACGGGTACACCTCATTGAGTATATCATCTTTACTAACGTAAACTAGATAATACTCTGAAGCCTTTTCACGATCATTTGTACGTACAGTGATGTAGTCACCATACCTAGCACGTGCTGGTAGGTCATCAGTAGACGTTATGATACGATCAACTAATGAGAAGTTATTAAGGTTATCACCATCATCTAACTTGATCACCATGTCTGTATGATATTCGTCGGGATCTGGGTAGACCTCTAATACGTTACCGGAAGACTTAGCATGAAATACAGAGTTACCTAAGTCTACCTCTATTTGTGAAGCTAGGTCAGCTACTATTGTGGCTGGTTGTAGTGCGTCGGCTATCTCTTGTGGAGTTAATGCACCGTCGTCTACTTCAGGTGTGGTGTATGAATAAGTTAACTCGTAATTTTCACTTACACTGGATACAGTGATAGTGTACGTACGGTTATAGTTAGATCCAATTAATGTACAATACTTCTGATCGGTGCGTAGGTTAGTTAAACCACCTTGTGAAGTTATGAAGGGCTTACGTATTGTATTAACAATGACTATGTTATTATCGAAAGATGTTATACGATAGGGGTTAGTCTGAATGTTGGTTGTGTATAAGTAGTTCCGTGTTGTAATATCAGCGGTCACTTCTGACCAGTCACCCTCAAGGGTTATGATATAAATACGTACAGACTGTGTGCTTGTGAAGCTACAGACAACAACGGTATATGTTTCGTCGAATAACTCAACATCTAAATACCAGTTAGCATCACCTAACTCTGGGCGTGTATCAAATACACGGCTTACAGTCCATGGGTTACGCCTACGTAAACCGTGTACAGGATCTATTACCATATCTACAGCAGAACTTACTGTACCCTCTGCACGCCTGTCTACTGGTTGCTCAGTTATACCACCTAATAAATTTATCTCACCGCCGTTGACTTTCATAATTATCCGCCTAGTTTTGAACCGTCACGTATAGTGCCTGACGATTTAAGTTGGCCTGCTAGTATGTGCGCGGTGTATGGTGAATCATTAGCATTCACATTACGTTGATTAATTTCTTCTGCTTCTAATGCTAGTTGTTGGCGCTCTGCTCTTGTGGCAATACGTGCAAACTTAGCTTGATCACCATCGTCATCACCTACAACTATCTCAGCTGCACGATACGCGATAAGGGTCTGTGCTATAACGTGTATATCATCCCAATCGAGATTTACAGACCGCTTGAATGTCAATGCATCTGTGTAAGTGTCATTAGGTTTATTTGTGTTGATAAGATAGTCGCCGCGTCTCAATAGATAATTGTAGCGTTGATCTTGTGCGCGTATGGTTAAGGTCTTATCAGGTATTCTATAACGACCAGTTTCATCTGGTGTGATTTCAATATACTCCTCATTGAACCAGTAACCACGTGCTAATATAATGTCACGCACCTCATTTATAGCCTCTTTTACTAGGTCTACGTCTGGGTGTGCTGTTGTTTCATCTGTTATGGCTCGCTTGTTTAGACCGCGTAAGCCAACGTTTATTGCTCTTACATAATCCATAAGGGTCACCATTGGTATTAAATTGATTAGTATTAGAAAGGTTCTTACCTTTATGATACCAACAAACGAAAAAAAAAACCCCACCACACCGGTTAGGGTATGATGGGGTATTGTAGTAGTCAAGCTACTCCGCTTTATCAGTGCGGTGCTAACTACGATTGATATACTGCACCGCATACATCTTCACGATATACGTTAGCGCCATATGACATATAAGTATCAACGAAGTGTTGTAACTCTTTCTGATCAAAGTAAGATTGTGAAGTCATTGGAATAGACTCACCAGCTAAGATAGACTTAGGATGCATGATAACAGCACGTACTAACGCTTGTTCAGCGGTAACGTTATAGCTATCACCTAAGATATTATCTGTGATGGCTGCCTGTGGAATACGTGCAGTCTTGATAATTGGCGCACCATTGATACGCTTGATGATACCTTGAGCAAAGTCACCATTACCTGAAGCAGAGAAGTCGTTATCAAGCAAACCAGAATCGGTAAGTAGCTTGTACTGTGCTGGACGCACCAATACTACAAACTCATCCGCTTCGATGTCTTCTTCTTCCATTTCTACTAGGATTTCTTTGATAGCGTCACCAAGTAGGTTACCAGCAGTCTTACTATCAGCAGCACCAGCGAGGTCTACAGCTGCGTTTTTACCTGCACCGAATGCACCATTAAGTGAATCAGCGGGGGTAGCTAGTGAACCATGAATACACTTGATAATCATAGATTGGTCGAACTTCTTACCTAGTTCTTTACCATGATCGATGCCAAGTTCGGCACGTGAATTAAAGTTTTGTTGTGCAACGTCTAGTAAATCTACGTTATCACGTGCGTAAATTACGGTATCTACGGTAACTTCTGCAGTACCAAACTTAGTTGGTGTAGCATCAGGACGTACACCGTGGGTTACGCGGTTAAGGGTTGTTCGACCTACGCGGTTATCACGTAGAGTATTAGTACCAATTACAGGCCGTACTTTGACGTACTGACGCATAAAGGATGTTTTTGCAAATTGCGATTCCACCATACCTGCATATTGCGTTAGGTATAGTTCGCGTGTATCTGATAAATGTGTAGAATCTGTAGGTAGCATGATTGCCTCATAACAGTTTAAAAGGGTATATCTCTCCATGAACTAGGCGTTTAATCCTACAGGAGAGATATGACTGTAAGTTAGTAACTACTTACGCTTCATGTAGCTTAGAAGCAAATGCACGCTTATGTAGTAACTTGGCAGCTTCAGGTTCACTACCTGTCTCACCATTCCATTCACCATTATTGCATAGTTTTTGCAACTCTTCAGCGTATTGTCGTGCAGTGATTGGCTCTAACCTTGTCGCTGGGGCTTCATTAGCGCCACCGGATGTGGTTGATGCTTGTACAGTTGTACCTTGTGCTGGGTTGTTACCGGAGTTATTAAAGTTTAACATAAGATTTCCTACTAGTAGTTTCTGGATTGACGTGTTTTCTTGTGTATCGATAGTGCTTAATATTGCAGCAGCTTCAGGGTCACCTTGCGCCCATGCAACCATGTTATCATAGTTCGCTTTACCACCTGCAGCATCATAGCGTGCAGCGTAGGTTGCTTCGTTCTTAGCATACGAGTTATCACGAATGCTACCTAACAGCACCTTGGCTACGCTTGCGTCTACTGGTGATAGTATACCATTCATATCAGCGGTAAAAGAATCTAAGTTACCTGTTGTAAGTACGTTTGATAGTAGCAGTTTCATAGTCTCATAAGGTACTGCATTCTTAGCGAACACATCATAGACCGCTTGTGTTGCCTCATCACCTTCTGGGTACTTATACTCAGCTCGTAATGCTTCCTGTGTCTTTACTTCAGGTTCTGGTGCAGGTTGTTCACTAGGTTTAGGTTCAGGAGTAGGTGTTGGAGTAGGTGCTGGTTCAGGTGATGTCGCTGGTGTAGGTTCTGGTGCAGGTGTATCTGCTATACGTTCCTGTATAGTTGTTGCGTCGGTGTTTGGTTCTAAAGTTGTAGGGTCTACTATACTCATATTTTACCTATTGTTGTTGTGGTTGTTGGTTCGGATCTACATTACTAGCTACTTGCTCAGTAGCCCGCGCTCTTGACTCAGCCGCTAACTCCTGTGCGGTCTTGTAATAGTCATCATCTTTAACATGAAACCCAGTTGCTAGTGACTTAGATATGTTGTCAGTCTTCATATTATTCTTAAGTACATCAGGTACACTATCAATAACTGCAAGTGATTGTAACCAGCGTATAATACTTTCGTTATCAGCGGTACGCGCTAACGAATCAATACCAGTAGTTATTGATATTTTAGCGTACTTCTTGATTTCACCAGTATCAATCTCACGCATTAGCATATTAGCTAACCATAGCTGAGTACTAGAACTGATCTCAGAATACTGCGGCCCGTACGCACTAGTTAATTGGTCGCGTATAAAGTTTATCTCTTCAGCGGTTACACGCTCAGCGTCACGTATCATAGACGAATTAACTAAGAACGCTTTACCTATACGACGCTCGTACTTGTCGATAGCGTTCTCAATCATCTGGTTAGGTACGTTAAACGTCGCAGTAGTTGCCTTTATAGAATCAGCCTCACCAGCCACATACGTACCAGCAGCAGCCTTATTAAGCGTATTAATATCTATACCACCACGCGCAGATACTAGGAACTTAGTGTCTGCTATGATTGCAATAATGGATGACAATGATGCAGACGTACCCATTAGTGCATGAAAGTCACCTGCGTAGTCTTCAACTAAACCGCGTGCGTAGTCCTCACCATCAACCAAGTTCCACTTCTGGATATGATAAGGGAACGTTGTCTCATTATATACCTTACGTGTTTCGGTCAAGGTAATGTTCTCAGCAGATTGGTATGTTATCCATTTATCACCCGCCCTAAACATATAAGTGTATAGTATGACTTCTTCTTCCTCGTCGTCCTTAACTTCACGGTCTGATTTTATTAGATCCTGAACCTTAGCGTCAAGGTTTAGTAGTTCGGTTTTCTCTCGTAGAATGGTCTCTACAGGTTCACCAGAACTGTCACGACGTACACAGAACTTACGTGGGCCATAGGTTAACATTCGTGCTTTCTCACCTTTAGGCATGTACAGTAAACAATTACCAGTAATTAAGATATTCTTGCCTGACTTGGTTAACCCTGCACGTACGCCCTTAGCTTCACCGACCTTCATTATATCCGATTCTACATTAGCGAGTATACCTGTAAGCTCTACCAGTGATATTTGTTCAGTTGCTGCAGCTTCCTTTAGTTCCTGCGTCTGTTCAAATTTAAAGAATGGTCGATTGGGTGCAAAGAATGTCATACCTAAACTACTAGCCATTGAGTTCACAGCCTCAGCACCAGCAGACGAGTAATCAAATTGTAATTGCGTTGACTCGTCAGTGTTCTCTTTAGGATAAACACTAGGTAACGTCCATTCAGCGTATGTTTCCCAATAACGTTCGGCTGTAGACTTCTTAGTAC